ATCGTGCGGATCGACGCCCGCGCCGGGGCCCTGACAAACAGGTCGATCAACTTCTTTCCGTCGCTCGCGCGCGGATTGGCCTTCCAAGCGTAGTGCTTCCCGGTCCGCACTACATACTTGCGATGCTTCTTCGGCGTCGCCTGGTACTCAACCTTGCTCACCTCCGCGAGTACCTTTGACGTGGGCCCGGGGCGGTGCTGCCAGATCGGCACCGGCTTACGGGTCTTGGGGTCCACGCGGGTGTCCGTCGACCCGATGCTGACGCGAACCTCGCCGCGGGTCACGTCGACCGTGGTAACCGCCACGATGTCCCCGCCGAGCCCCGTTTCTTTCTCGACGCCGCCATCCCCGTACCACGCAGCCCGCGCGTCCGCGGCGATGGCCTCGGCCTTGGACTCCATCGCGGCCAGTGTGCCCCCCAGCGCCGCCACGAGCGCCTGGCGCACGAAGTCCTCCAGCCCGCCGTCGAGCGTGACCGTGACGCCGCCCTCGCGGTAGCGGGTGACGCTCACTCGTTCGCCCCGCCGCCGAAAAAGAAGTCTATCGCGGCGTCGGTGCCGCGCATGGCCCCGGGCGATCGTCCCCGCCGCGGCTTCTCGGTCTTGACGCGGTGCCAGGCCAGGACGCGCGCCTGCACATCCCGAGGCTGTCGATAGAGCCAGTCGGGATCGCCGCAGTAGACCATCCCGATCTCCACGGCTACCCCGTCGAGCCAGCCGGCGGGGGCTCGGTAAAATCCTCGGCGGCCGAGACCTCCGACTCGGTGAGCACGCTCATTGAGAGCAGATCGAACGCCGCCCTGCCCGCATCGTACATGGCCGCGACCTTGTGCCCGCGGCCGACAAGCTCATCGAGCACCGCGCCGCCGTAGACCAGTGGCTCGAAGCCGTATTTGGCGCGCGGCCGATCCTTGCCCTGCCAGCAGACCCCGAGCGCCGCGAAAATCGCGCGCTGCGGGTTGGTCCCGGCCGCGATGATGATCTCGTGTCGCTGGGCAAAGCTCGGCGGGAGGGCCAGCCGAATATCCGTGTCCCCGATCTTGGTCGTCGTGGTCCCGTTGTCCATGAGAGCTCCTACGTCGCCGAGATCGTACCGTAGACCGTGCCAGACACGGTGAACTTGTTTGGGTCACCCTCGGCGAAATCGATCGATAGCACGCAGTCGTCCAGCGTCAGGGTATGGTCGCTGGCGTCGCCGTAGTTGGTCCCCTCGACGGCGAGAATAACCTCCAGGGTGTAGACATCGGCGGAGGCGCCGAGCGTGGACACCGCGGAGGCGAAGGCGCCGGACTTGTTGATCATGTCCCACAGGTTCTCGTTGGTCCCGTCCGAGAGGTCGGTCATGTACGCCGAGAACGTGAAGGTCGGGAACGTGCGATTGGTCTTGCGGAGGCTCCCGAACTCGCCGCGATCGAGGTAAACGTTCTTCTCGTAATTGCCTTGATTGAAGCCAGTGGCCGAGAAGTCGCCGCCCTCGTACTGGACAACGATGTCGAGCGGCGTTCCGGTCCCATCCCGGATCGTGATCGTGCCATCGCGGAAATTCTTGACGACCGAGGAAATAGGCACGGTGGCCTCCTACTGGAGAGCGACGCGGTGATCCGCGTCGAAGGACAGGGTGTGCAGCGAGAGCAGGCCGTCGCCGAGAACCTCGCGGCGCGAGCCCGTCCAGGTGAGATGTAGGTCGGTGTAGGACAGGCCCATGATGGCCACGCGCAACGTGTCCTCGGCCGTGTACGCGGCGTCCGCGTCGTCGCTCATGCTGTCGGCACGGTTGCGGTGTAGGAATTTTACCTCGACCGTGGAACGGCAGTGCGCGCCATCGGTGAGCCGCTCACGCCCGCGGTCGCGCAGCTCGGCCACATCGGTCGACGGGCTCCACGCCGCGTAGGCCAGGTGCGCCACCTGCCGGGTGTCCTGGTCTACCTCGGACCCGAGCATGAGCGGATGCGCGCGGGCCTTGCGCCACGGCGGCGTGGCCGACCCGAGCTGGGCCGCGATCCGCGCCTGCACGCGGTCAACGACATCCTTGATGCTTAGCGCGGCCACGGTGACCCCGTGTTTCGGCTACCTGCGGCGTTCAGCCACACCGAGCCGGCGGCGGCGCGCTTGGCGGAATTCGACTCGGCCTTGCCGTCGTCGTCGCGGTCGTACCGGAATTGCAGCGCCCCCCACGCGCCCTCGTACTGGTGACGCAGGCGGTCCGCCATCGCGATGTACGCCTCGTTAAGGCGACTCGCCAAGTCCTCGTAGATCATCGCGCCCGTCAAGAGGAGGTGGACCTCGTAAAGCGCGCTGGGCTCCATGACGAGGTTCGGGCGGTTCCCAGTGCGGATGAGCCGCCGCTGGATGTCGAGCCATGCCGCGTCAAGTTGGTCCTGGTACGTCGTCTGCGCGGTGATCACTGTGGCGCTGGATGGGTCAAGCGCCTTCCACCGGAGAAATAGATCGGCGTCCGTCACGACCGGGTAGAGCCGCCGTCGAACGAGCGCCGCATCCACGCGGAAGGTGTGCGTCACCCCGTCTGGCATGACCAGCGCCCACTCGACCATCCACCCCTCCTCGACCGCGAGCGAGGTCGTCGTCGCGGCGGCAAGCGCATAGGTCGCGATGCTGCCTGTGACGGTGATTGCCGCGGCGTTGACCACCGCGTCCCCGTCCGCGTCGTAAATGCTGACGGCGCCCGACGATGGCGACGCGAGCGCGCCCGATCGGTAGACGCGGCACTGGAGCGTCTGGAGCCGCCCACGCTCGATTAGCTCGGGCAACTCGAAGCGCGCCGTGTAGAGCGTTTCGGTCGAGGACACCTACACCCCTTCCTGGATGATGATCTGTGTAGTGATCGCGTTGTCGGCGGCGGCGTTCACGCTGGAGCGGAGAAACAGCGTGCCGGTAGGCGAGAAGTAGAACCGCTCCGGGGACTGATCGATGTGCGCCGCGGCGGTGCCGTTCTGCCAAACCTCGTCTTGGCTCCCGTCTGCCCACGCCGCCGCGCGCCCGATCTCCGGATCGATCGTCGCGCCCGCGCCGGCAGTCTTGGTCGCGACGACCGATACGATCTTCCCGCACTCCGGGACGCCCGCCAGGGTGGCTTCGCTGCTTGCCCCGGCCCCGGTCTCCGATACCGTGACGATGCAGTACCGACGCCCCGCGCTGACGCGGTAGTCGACGGTCGGTGTACCGAAGCTGTAGGCCACCTATGTCGCTCCCTTCATCGCGACCCAGGAGCCGCCGATGCGGGCATAGATCGCCTGGTCGGCATTGGCCCCGTCCGTGCGGAAGTAGATCGACCCGTTCGGCTCGGCGGCGCTCGGCGTGCCGGAGCCGGCGGTGATCGTCGGTGTGCTCGACGCTGCGGTCGTGGCGGATGGGCGCACGCCGAGGCCAACGGCTGCGATGCTGCCCTTGAGGAAGTTAGCGAAGCGGGTCATGTCGGGAAGCTCCTATCGGCGCCGTGGCGCCTATCGCTAGTGGCTACCGGGGCTTGGGGACGGCCCCGTCTCGGATGCGGCGGTCGGCGCGGTCCACCGCGTCCCGGACCTTCTTCTCAGACCATTCGCGCGGCAAGCTGGAATCGCGCAACCGCTCGCGCAGCCGCTCGCCCGCCTCGCGCACGCCGGGGATCTCGCCGCTCATGCGGTGGGCTCCGGCGACGGCGTGCGATCCTTCTTCGTCCGCTTGGCGCGGGCGGGTTCCGCCGCGTCAACGCCCGCGATGGCCTCCAGTGCCTTGACCTGTTCCTCGGCCCGCGCCGCGAGCTTGGCCGCCATGCTCCCGGGCTTGGTGTCGCGCCCGGAAGCACGGGCTAGCCGGTCGCGCGCCTGGTCGAGCATCCGCGCAACAATTGCCGGGTCGGCGGGCGCGATGATGCCGCGCTCCACGAGCGCCCGGAGCCACCTGTGGTAGCCCGGCTCATCCGTCACCACCGAGGCCCGGCCCGCGACGCTGCGCCAGGTCATCCACGCGGCATGGTGCGTCCACCCGCGCCGGGCCTGCGAGCGCCGGATGTACCCTGCTTGCCCGTCCGGGGTATCCGTCGCCAGCGCGGCGGACTCCGGGATGAGCGCCCACCCGCGGCTCTGCCGCTTCCCGATCATCAGCGCAGGGTCGCCGTGCTTGTCGACGCGCGCGACGCCGGGCTCGACCGGGATGCCGGAGAGCTGCGGGAGCAGCTCGGGGCCGTCCTCGCCGTCAATGACCATCCACGAGGCCGGGTGATGGAAGTAGAGGAACGGCGGCTGGATCTCGATCTCCGGGTGCCGCTGCGACGGGGCGCGTACACCGATCTTGACCGGCTCGGAGTGAACCTCCCCGGTCATCGCGGCGCTTGCATCCTTCGGAAACGGCATCGGATCTCCTACAGGTCGGTGACGACGCGGCAGCCCATGAGGTCTTGGCCCTCGGCGACGCCGCAGAAGTAGTTGCCGACAACCTTGGTCAAGGCCCCAGCGGCGTCGCGCTCGAATTCCACCTGGATCTTGCCGGCCGGGATGATGGTTCCGTACGCGACCTTCGGTGCCTGGGTCGCGTCCGCCCACAGGATCGCGCCACGCGCAAACAGGAGGCCATCGCGGTCAGCGCCCGAGTTGGCGCTCGGCACCTTCGACGACTTGAAGATGAGCGTGTTTAGGAGCGATCCCACGAAGCCGGGGCCCCACTTGGACAGCGCATCCGCGGTCGCGGGCGCGTAGCCAATGGCCCCGAGCTCGGCGCGGAGGCTCTGCTGGAGGTCACCCCACTGGCGCGGATGGAGGTCGAGGATGCGCTCGCCGGCCACGCTCTGGAGGTCGAGCGTGATGTGCGCGTCGAAGAAGTCGTCGACGCTCATGTCCACGCCGCTGGTGCCGACCGACTGCGAGAAGGTCGCGTGCAGGGCGGTGATCATGCTTTGAAAGCGCATCATCGCCGAGCCCACCATGCTCGACGCCAGGCGCGACGGGTTCACCACGCCGAGGGTGTCGGTCAGCGCGGCGAGGTCGGAGAACTGGTACTGGAGGGCCTGGCGCGCGATGGTGACCTGGTCGCTGGCGTCGGTCAGCGCGGTGTTCGACGTGCTAGAGCCCTCGGCCACGGCCGCCATTTCGTCGTAGCCGTCGAGGCCCACCTGCGCGGCCTGAATGATGGTCGAGCCGCGCATCCCGATGTCGCCGAGGTAGACGAGGGATGGGTGGCCCCACAGGCTCTCCCGGTCGGCCAGGAGCAACGCGATCTCCTGGGCCAAGATGTAGCTGTAACGCTGATCTCCGAGGCCGGAATAGTTGATTTCGTTCGCCATTTGGGGTCACTCCGCGGGGGGTTGGTCTTCAACCGGCCTGCGCGTTTTACGGGAGCGACCCGAGCCGTGAGGGGATCTTAGCGCACCATGCGATCGGGCGTCAAGTCCCGCGCAATCAGCGGCGAACGCCGTTGAGGATCGCGTCCCGGTTGGCCTTGTATTGCTCGGGCGTCATGCGCCCGATCGTCTCGGCGCTGAACTGCCCGGCCCCGGCCTGTCCTCCGCCGAGCGCCCTTGCGCCGGGGGCCCCCGTGCCCCCGGCCGCCTGTCCACCGCCCCCGCCCCCGGGGTCCTGGACCGCCAGGAACGGACGCAGCGCGACCGGGGCATCATCCGGCTTGGCCTTCCACGCTTTCAGCGCATCGCCAAAGGCCGGGCGATCCTGCTCGGGCAGGCGCCCATAGGCCCACTCGGCAAGCTCGCTCACTTCGGGATCGGTGATCCCGGCCCCGGCCAGGTCGCGGTGGCGCGCAAACTTTTTGTCCAGCGCGGTGTACTTGTCCTCCCATTCCTTCGCGAGCCTGGCGTGACCGTCCGCGACCTCGCCGAGCTTGCGCGCAGCCTCTATCTCGGTCGTCAGCGTCGCGATTTGGCCGCGCAACTCCTTGCGCTCGGCGATTACCTCGGCCAAGCGCGCGTAGGGGACCATTTTCTCGCCTCCGCCATCGCCGCCCTCACCTTCCGCCATCTTCGCCTCCTGGATTCGTTGCCAGCATCTCGACCTCGCGCCGCGCCCGTTCCAACGTCACGCCCGGGTGCGTCTCGCGGTACGCCTCGGCCCGGCTCATCAACCCGGCCTGCACCATCGCCAGCGCGTGTTCGCGGCGAGCGCGCAGTTCGTCTGGCGAGAGTGGGATCTCGCGGTACATGACCTCGTAGCCGCGCTCCGGCAGCGCGACGGACATCGAGCGGCCGAGCATGGACGCGACGATGGATACCAGCTGCTCGTCAGCGGCGCGGAAGGTCTCGGCGAACCGCCGCTGTGCGGCGCGCTTGCCCTCGTTGGTCAGGCTAATGGCGACCCCGCTGCGCGCGGTGCCGCCGAGGCGCTGCACGTCGGACGGCGGCACGCCTGCGTCCTGCGCCACCCTGGCCACGAGGTTGGAGAGCGTTTCCTCCATGACCGCCACGTCCCCGCCCGGTTGCCACTGCCCGATGAGGGGCTGGGCCTCGCTGTCCGCCCGGCGTTGGAGCATGAGCAGGGTCGACGGGTCGGTCACGATCTCGGATCGGGAGCCCATGGTGGTGTCGGTCGTGTTGGTCCCGACGACCTCGACATCCACGCCGTACCGTTGCGGCCAGCTCGCGTCCCGGAACGTGTGAACCATCATCGCGTGAAGGACGGCCAAGTCGAGGCTGGCCTCGACCAACTCGATCCCGTCGTAGGGCTCCCAGATCCGGTCGCCGGTGCGCTGGGCATGGTAGAGCACGGTCGGCAGGAACGGCGATCCGTCGACGCGGCGCCACAAGTCGGGCCATCCGTCCACCTTCCACCGCTTCGAAACATCCTCGCCCTTGCTGTCGAGGACTCGGTACACGGGCGCGGCTGGTTGGCGAATATCGATCTCGTCCTCGTACCAGTCAACCGGGCCGGCGTCGTCCTTGCGCCGCCGCCACTCTCGGATGCGGCCCGGGGTGTCCGGGCGGGCCGGCAGCGGGTCCACTCGCACCATGTCGGGCGGCACCGGGCGCAGCAGTACGCGGTCCCCCTCGACATCGGCGCGCAGCAAGAATTCCCGGCACCCGATGGTGTAGACCTGGACGCGCTGCATCAAGCCCCACGCGCCCGCCTCGTGGAGCGCGTCCGCGATAATCTTCGCAGCGGCCGTGTCCTCGTGGCTCACGTCGGGCGGGCTGTCGTAGAGCACCGCGAGTTCGCGGCAGATGTTCCGAAACGGGTTCAACGCCAGCGAGGTCGGGCCCCACGCGGCGCGACGAACCAGGCCGAGATGCTCGTGGAGCCGCGTCTCCATGTCGGTCCGCCAGGTCCCGTCGAGCATCCGGCGGCGGCGGCGCGTCTCCTCCCAGCGCATCGCCTCCGCGGGTTCTCCGGGCGTCGGCGGGGCGTGGAGCGACAGCGGGAGCATCAGTATAGGTACACCTTGCCCCCGGCATTATAGCGAACCACGCGAAAAATCAACGGGTCGAGCGCGTACCGGAGCGCATCGATCGGGTCTTTGTAGTCGCTGTCCGTGTAGTCCCAGCGGGCGATTCCCTCCAAGAGCCGGGCGCAGCGCGGGCGAATCGAAAACGCACCCGGCCGGAGCATGGCCTGGTGTAGGAAGCGGCATCCCGCCGAGAGCGATCCCGCGCCGTGACCCGCGCCGCGCTTGACGGTGCGGACCTGGGGCTGGAGATGCTGGGCCGGCACGCGCATCTTGCGCGCGAGCATCTCCATGAGGTCGCGGTTGGACTTCTTCTCGGTCGCGCCGCGGAGGTAGAGCCGATCGCCCCAGGCCTCGTCCAGCATCCGCCACGTCACGCCGTTTCGGCGCAGCATCTCCAGGATGCCGTCCGCGTCCTGGTCCGTCGTGGTGTTCCCGTCGCCGACGGACTCGTCCAGGACCGCGACGCGCGGGAACTCGCCCGCGTCGTCGATCGCGACCAAGAGCGCCACCTGCTTGCCGGTCTTGCTCCCGTAGTCGACGCCGAGATGGAGCCGCCAACCGGACGGGATCACATCCTCCCGGACATGCCGGTCCTCGCGGAAGGCCGAGAACACCCGGCCCAGTACCCGCATCTCCCATTCGCCGTCGCAGACAACCGGCACCTCGTGGGGCATGGTCTCGGCCCGCACCGAGTCGATCCATGCCTGGTCGCAGACCGTCCCGTCCTCCAGGACCAGGGGCGACCGCGCCCCGACCGGGATGAGCGCCTCGGCCGTGAGGCGCTGGTGAATGTCCACGACCTGGCCGGAGTCGGCCATCTCGCGGAGCCAGTCGAGTGGGCCGGCGTTCACGGGGGTCATGGCGATCATCAGCACCCCGCGCCGCCGCATGAGCCGCTTCTGAATCTCGGAAAACAGCCGCGCCGAGCGCGGCGGCTCATCGAACAGGGCCACGTCGATCGTAGCCCCGGCGAGGTCGAGGCCGCCCTGCTGGGTGGTCTTGAACCGTACCACGCTCCCGTTTTGGAATAGTGCAACCGGGTTTTTTCCACGGAAGCCGAGCACCGGGTCAAAGCGCGTGCGGGCGTCGAGCACGCCCTCCGGCAAGATGGCCGCGAATTTCTGCTGGATGCTCACCGACTGCGACCATGACGCGCAGATGACCCAGGCTTCGATCGGCGGCGGCGGCACGCGCAAAAACGGATGGTCACCGAGACACCGCCCGCGGATCTCGCGGAGCGCGGCCGTGGTCTTGCCTCCCCATTGGTTCCCCTGCCGGATGAGCTTCTGCCGGGCGGGGCAGGACAGAAATTTCACCTGCCCGGGGAGCCACCGAAGCCGCGACACCGGGTCGGTGGCGGCGCGACGGGCCAATTCCTGCGTCTGCGCCGCGAGCGCCGCGAGGCTCACACCACGACCCGCAGCGGCGCCGGGCCGACGACCTCGGCCAACAGCCGTTCCCGGTCCACGTCGGGCAGCGACCGGATCGCCGCGACGATGCTCTCAAAGAGCGCCGCCGAGTCCGTCCCCGCCAGCGCCGCCGCGCGCCGGGCCTCCGCCTCCGCGGCCTCGGCCTTGCGGCTGGCGTGCAGGTCGATCTCGTAGGCACGCTCCATCCGGTGCATGGAGGACAGCGCAGCCCAGCTCCCGGCGTCGCGCGCCTCGCCCATGTCCGCGCGCAGCCCCACCATCAGCCGCTCGACCGTGGCCACGTCCATTTCCGCGCCAGACAGGACGTTGCCGGCGAGGCGCTGGCGCCCGCCCACCCCCCGCTGGGTCGCCCGCCGTGACGCTTTGGTGACACGAGCCATGAATTTACTGCAAATACTCGCGCGCGAAAGCGGACCGGTTGGAC